GTTTCCCAGTCACGATCAGGTTGGGGAACTGGAAAAGCGGGGAACCTCGGACGATATGACGTTCGTCGTTCAGGAATTACATAAACGTTGGGGATCCGGATCGATAGCGATCGACTGGGATTATCCCGATATACTGACGAAGGTTCGCCAGCGATCGGCGCCCGACGGCCGGGATAAGGCGAAGGTTTACGACGCATTGACTCGGTCGACGGCCGCAGCCCGAACCGAAGAAGCGAAAAGGATCACATAATGGCGATATCATCGACCCAGCGGGGTTATATCCGGACGGACCTCGGCGATCCCTGCTCTATATGCGACGGGACAGACTCGGCGTTTAGTAATCAGGAAATTAGCGACGCATGGGATCGGACGGCCGGGGCTGATACTGAGGCCCGCCACTTGAACGCGACGAAGGGCCTACTTATTGAATCGCTTTTGAACAGCGCCGCGAAACTGGCGGACTATACCGCGGGCGAAACCAGCGAACGCGCCAGCCAGATATTCGCGAACCTGGAAAAAATGTATATGAGATACAAGCCAGATCTGGACGCGGCCCAGGGTACAGTTCAGACGTTCGCCAGGCGAACGATCCGGACGATCCCCCGCCAGGGCCGGAAGTTCCCGACAACTAATTACGAAGACGATCCGAATGATAGGTATAATTCATAATGCCTGACTTTGACCGCTGGCGCTGGTCCGGCGCAGCCAGGGCGTCGACATATAACGGCGACCCCCGCATGATAATCGAACGGGATAAGGAGTCGATTGTATTCACGCGATCGACTGGATCCCTGACGACCCAGGACGTTCGAGTCGTTCCGGCGAATACCGGATCGGGATCGAACCAGGCCGGGGCGGCCCTGAACCAGGGCGTCGAATTCGATTATGTTGTTCTGGGTTACGACGACCTGAATATACAACCCGACGACACGTTCATATACCCGACCGGCGGCGATCGCTATAAAATCCGGTTTGTCGACGAAAGCATTCCGAACCTGGTCCAGGCTTTCGCTTCGCAAGTTCAATAGGGGAGTCGTATGCATATCTTACAATGTCCGCATCCGGTCGACGAATATTTCGCGGCCGCCGTCGACCTCGGCGACGGTCACGTTCTGAAGCTGTGCCCGAAATGCCAGGCCCAGACGTTCTGGGCGTTACTTCGGACCGCGACCGGCCCCCGGCCGATCGACGTCGCCCTGGCGGTTAATCAGGTTGCGGCCCCCGCTGAGGAAACAAATAAACGCCGGTCGAATATGCGGACGGGTTTTGACTAATGGCGGATATCATCTGGTCGGGGATCCCTGAAGTTAACCGGGCCCTGAACCGGTTCGCTAATGACGTGCAGGGCGTTCTTGTCCGGATCGCGGAACGCTGGGCCCCAGTCGTCGAAGCCTACGCAAAAGATAATCGTAACTGGACCGATCGAACCGGGAACGCCAGGGCCGGACTCCATACACTGGTCGAGGAAATGGCGAACCAGACCGTCGTCCTATGGTTGAGTCATGGGGTCGATTACGGTCTGTATTTAGAACTGGCTTTCGCTGAGCGATACGCAATCATAGAACCGACCCTGCAACAGCATTACAATCCGATTATGCGTATGCTTCGGGAAGTCTTCGGGGGATAATCCCCTGGTCAAAATGTGACTTAAAGTATTCAAAAACTAACCGTAAATTATGCGCGAAATTATTCAGCCCCTGGCCGGCGGACATAGCGGGACCGGTAACAGATCTCCAGATGTGCGAAGTCATGCAATAAAAATTGCAAGTTTCCCTTAAACGGTGTAACCAGATCGCAACCTGACCCGGTGGCTTCCCTTTTTTCTTCCCGTTCCTGACGCAACTCAAAAACCCCGACCGGCGGATCGATCCGGTCCCGGTTCGATGACTGCAGGGACGGACGCGGGCCCCTTGCCACAAACGAATTCAAAGCCGGTTATATTGTCAGTATGGCAGATATTCAGGAAACTTTACGCGTCTTTTTGGAAACGGACGGAACGCTTCCGGGGATCCTGACCGGCGGCATATACGACGCCCTGGAACTCGACCAGGGCGGCTTAACCGTCCGAAAGAAACCGGCCCTATTCGATGCGACGACCGGCCAGCTGAAACCCGCGGCGCTGATCCGCTGGCGGGGCCTGGCTGGGAGTGAAATCAGGGGACTCACCTATCGACAATTTGTTCATATCTATTTCTACGAACAAAGCGGACATTCAAACATCCGGGCCGCTATGCAACGATGCTTTTTGATCCTGGACCGGAAACAGTTTACAGGGACGGACGAAAGCGGCGGGCCTTATATGTTCCATTTTGTCGACGAACTGGGCGAGTCCATTGCTGAGGAATTCGACGGGGCCGTAAGTAACCGACAAACGTATACAGTCGACTTTACACGAAAGGCATAACAATGGCCGAATTCGGCGAAATTGCATATTCATTATCTGCGATTCGCATCGCGACCTATAACATCGCAACCGATACTTATGGGGCGACCGTCGTCAGCCTGGACCAGGATCAGATCCTGGATTTCAGTCCTCAGGCTGATAACGATACGATGCGCGATAGCGGTAAAATCACGAAAGCGCTAACCGTCACGACTCACGGCGAAATCCAGATTCAGGCCGGGGGTTACGACTTCAGCGCCTGGGCGGTTCTGTTTGGCGCGTCGAACGCGACCAGCGGAACGACCCCGAACCAGGTCCGGACGACGACCTTCCCGGATATCGTCCTGGGTTACTTTGGGGCGATCGGGGAAGCCGTCACCGACGACGGCGGCCTGTTGGTGATCGGTCTGCGCTGTTGCAAGCTGAACAACAGACCGAAAACCGTCCTAGACGGTCAAGAAAACAAGTTCATTATCCAGGACGATCTTCAGGGTATGGCCCTTTATGTCGGAAACGTCCTGGACGAAATGAAGACTTACGAAACGCCGGGCGACTATACGGCGCCAACAGACGCAGCCACTTTTAAAGCGTTCTTTAGCGCGTAAGTCGCATTGTCTCGGATCCGGAACCCTGCTATCCTTATAGCAGGGTTTTTTAGTTTAGAAAGGGAATCAAATGACCGACTCAAATGGCGCCGCGAAACTGGCGCCGCAACTCGCCCGCCGGTCCGACTTTGAAAAGTTGCGGACCCAGGACGTTACACTTCCCAGCTTCGAAGAAAGCGGGATTGTTGTCCGGCTGATCCGGCCCGATGTTATGGACCTGGTCATGACGGGGGAAGACGGCGACGCCCCGGACCCGCTTCGTCAGATGATATTCGCCGACGATGACTCCGACGACGCCCTGACGACCGAAGACCTGAAGGATCCGGAAACGCTGAGCCGGTTTATGGGCGGCTTGCGACGGATCGCCTACGCGACAATGATCGACCCGAAGCTGGTCCCAGAAGAAGACGACGACGGGACCGAAAACGTTATACCGGCCAGCTGGCTTACACTGGAAGATCTTATGTTTATCGTATCTTTTGCAATGGGTCGCGAATATAACGCGGCGGCCCGATTTCCTGGCGTCAAAGGTCCGGGCGTGGAATCTGTTCCGCGTATCGACGTCGTCGGGGACGAGTCCGGCGAGTCTATTCGGGATCGACCAGACGATTAACCCCTGGATGTTCTGGTCCTTTAATAACGCGGTCGTCGACTTCGGGAACTATATCGAGTCGAAGTTGCGGGAAAAGGACAAGAAAGGGAAGCCCCGGCATACTCTTAAAAAACTGCTCGGGGTCCGGATCACGAAACCCCGCCGGGTCAGTTCGAGTCAGCTGGCCGCATCATTCGCGGCCCGGGGTTCGGCGATTACGCATATTCCAGCCGGGGGATCCGACGCCGTTCAGTAATTGCCAGTAAGTCCCTTAGGCCCTGCGATAATAACTATGCAGGTCCTTTTAATTTACAGGGGCTTAATCCTTATGGTTTTTCGTGATCTAGGATCCGCCCGCGGCCGGATCATTTTCGAAACGAATGTACAGGAAGCCGTCGCGGAAGCCCAGCGCGGTTTTAACAATGGGCTTTCCGGTCTTCGCGACTCAATGTCTAGGTTCGGCGATCAGCTGATCGGCCTGGGCGCGCAGTGGACCGCGTTAACGGCCCCCGTCGCCGCGTTCGGCGTTCAGGGAGTCCAGGCCGCCAGCCGGTTCGAAGACGCGTTAAAAGAAATCGAAGTTCGCGCAGGGCTGAACGAAGACCAGCTGGAACGGGTCCGGTTGAAAGCCCTGGAAATCGGGCGGGATACTCAGTTCTCAGCGGGGCAGGGCGCCGACGCGTTCCTTCAGCTGTTGACTTCGGGTCAGTCCGTCGAGGAAGCATTTTTAACAGTCGACAATGTTATATCAGGGGCCGCAGCCAGTGGCGAAAATCTGGGCTTCGTATCCGACGCGCTAACCGACATTATGGCGGCAATGGGACTCGAAGCCGATCAGTCCGGCCAGGTCGTCCAGGCCCTGAGCGATGCGGCCGGATCGTCGTCCGCGACATTCTCGGACCTGGTCCAGGGATTTAGTAACGTCGGACCGATCGCGGCCCAGTTTGGGCTGGACGTCCGCGACGTCGCCGCGATCCTGGCGACCTTCAGCGAAAACGGCATTAAGGGCGCTGAAGCTGGGACGCAACTCCGGTCTATGCTTACCAATATGAACCGCGATACGGAAAAGGTTCAGGGCGTATGGGGACGCCTGGGTATTAGTCTATTCGACGCCCAGGGTCAGATACGCCCGCTGAACGACGTCATGATGGAACTCGGCGGCGCAATGGCCGAAATGACGGACGAAGAAAGAATCCGCGTCCTGAATACCCTCGGCGGAACTTACGGCCAGCAGGGACTCGGGATCCTGACCGCGGCCGACGCAATGGGCGAAATGAATGATCTAATGGATCAGGGGACCGACGTCGCCGAAATCGCGGAAGCCCGGATGGAAACATTCAGCGGCGCGATCGCGTTCCTTCGGGGGTCGATCGAAACGCTTCAGATCAAAGCGTTAACCCCGTTTATGAATACGACCCTTAGGGGGATCGTCGAGGGAATCGCGGAAGTCGTCAATAAAGTGAGCGCCTGGATTGACAAGAACCCCGAACTGGCGGCGCAGCTGGTCCCGATTATTGCGGGCGTCGTCGCCCTGGGCCCGGCCCTGTTATCGGTTGGGGTCGCGTTCAAAGCCGGGGCCCTGGCGCTTTCGACCTTTATGCTGGGCGTTAGCGTTGTGACTTCCCCGCTATTCCTT